TTTTTGCTTATACTCTATTATAATTTCAGCTGAAATTTATTTCAATGTACATTTTATACCATGTAGCATATGTTACTTGGTATCTTTTTATACCTTGATTTTTACAGCGGATCGAGTATAGTAGGAATGTAAAAAGATTATTCCCAGATCTATGACTACAAAATTTGTTAAAGAACTCTACAACGAAGATTTAGTTTATTCTTCAGTCATCTTCGGCATGGGTTTCTGGATCGATGACCAAGGACTATTCATCTCAGCACCAGAATTTAAAGACGGATCACTTGACGTTGACAATGCGATTCCCGTGAATGATTGGGAGAACCTTGAAGGATTATCTGCCGATGAGATCTCTCATCTCTTCCATGTGAATCAAATGTGTATTTTGAAGAGGGACTCACAGCAGATTGAGTATTATGCGACTCAGTTTGGTATCAGAAATAATTAAATAATTTCTTAACGTTTGGGGTGTTTACAGACACCCCTTTTGGACTATAATGGTAACATAACTAAAAACCTCTTTTATGACTGACACAACTTACAACGGATGGGCAGATTGGACTACATGGAATTGTGCCTTGTGGATTCAAAACGAAGAAACAATTTATAACCTTGCCAAGGCATGTAAGGATTATAATGAGTTTTTATTTGAGATGCAGGTAATGTGTGGGTTCTTTGAAACTCCAGATGGTGCTGACTATGGCGAAGCAGATCAAAAGGAGATGAATGACCTATTTGAAGAACTATAGAATCATTTAATATTTGGGGTATTTACAGATACCCCATTTTTGCTATAATTAGTACATAAGCAAACGTTCCCACTATGCAAAAGTTTACAGAACAGCAAATCTATGAGATCTGCTTCAAAAACAACCCACTGAAAGCAACAGCAAATGCTCCCCGCTGCCCATACCCAAGGAGAAAAATCAAATGAGTTACAACTACTCACTAAACACAGACGAGGATCAAGTATTACTTGACATGTTTCAATATTTTGATGATGTCGGATTACCTGACCATATCGACCCCGAAGCATATGATACACTTCAAAAGAAGTTTTTCAACAATGTAAATTAATGTTACAGAACCCTGATTCGTAATGGGTCAGGGTTTATAATAAACACATAAGCAAATTTAATTCCCAAAATTATGCCAAATCATTGTCACAATCGAGTCACTTTCTACAGTGAAGATTCAACATTAATTACCAAACTTCACAACATTTTCAAGAGTGATAACATTTTCGGTCAATTCGTACCCGAACCAGATTGGAAAACAACACCAAACGAAGCAGGAGAACTACCCATCCAACCCGAACCAGACAGCATTTATCCCCCCAAATTTCCAGATGGTAAAATTGATGATAGATGGTATGGTTGGCGACTTGCCAACTGGGGCACTAAGTGGGATGCGTATGAAGTAGATATTGATGATAGCGAACTTGAATATGGATTTGAAGTCACCTTTGATACAGCATGGTCACCACCTGAAGCAATCTGCTATGCAATCAAAGAGCAATTTGACGACCTCTCTGTCTCATGGTTCTATGATGAACCAGGAATGGAAGTTGCAGGTTACCTATGAAGCAAGTTAAAGAACTGATCCGTGAATATGTCACGGATCATTACCACCACTTCGAATTCTACCCAGCTGATGTAGAGGTAGATGACGTATTATACTCTTATGAGCAGTACATGTCCATACTGAGTATGCCAATTTAATTAGTGCCCACTAGTGGGTTGTTTTTTCTACTAGTGGGATTATCATATAAACATACACAGGATTTCCCACCCATGTCAACACTACATCACGAAGCACTTTATGAAACCTGCTTTGATGAGTCATATGAAGAATATATGAACATCAGCGGGTTATCAAGTAAGGATTTAGACAACTGGATCAAAATTAATCCATTCGTACAGCAATGGATTGAAAACAAAGCAATTCAAAAATTTGAGGACTTATGCCAATGATTGAACTATTCATTATTATCGGAGGGACCTACGCTCTTTACACAGTAGGAATGGCAATCGCAACTGAACTTGATTACAGAGAGGTTAACAAAAAATGAACTATGAAGAAATTTTAAAATGCTATGAAGGTGTCACTGATGAACACGCAAACACCTCTTTTGAGTTTGGCATTCAAAACGATCTCTACTACCAACTATTTTATCGTTATATGGATTCAGCTGAATCAATGTAAACAATTATTTCAGTAAATAGATTTCCTATACACCATCTTTTATAATAGACACATGGGCATCCAATGGGCAACTTTTACTACTGGTAGTTGCAACAATCATTGAGTGTAAGTCCCAAATTCCTTTATCCCTTTCCCGTTATGTACACTACAGAAGAATTTGACAGAGACGTTGCAGAATTAAGAAGACTTATCAAGATGTGTGATGAGTTGATTCAGAAACAGGATAAGAACACTGAGCATTTAATCAACCAATTCAATGGAGGTAAGTAGTAAATGAAAACCTACTTCATCTCAGACGGTCAAAAGTTCAGAAACAATCAATTTAAAAGAACTTCGCTCAATGCCAACCACCGAAACTACCTAAGAAAGATTACTAAGTGGACATGCCCTATCTGGGTGTATTTCTCAAGGATTGAAGACGATTATAGAATTTTACACAAACCTATGACAATCAAACAACTGTCACATCATGTGTAGTAACTTCAAATACTACCCATTATAATAGAATCATAGCAAACGTTATTCCTTTCCCAACATGCGTAAAATTGAACAGCAAATGAACAATGCAATCCGTAACAGAAAGAACTGGGCGGGTTCCAATACAACCGTTAGATGCTTCAAAGAGAATGGCATCACAACTGAAATAAATGTTTTGCTTCACGGCAACTGTATTGCGTGGTTTGACACCGCATCAAATGAATTTAACATCTCATCTGCTGGATGGGAAACCGTTACAACCAAATCAAGGTTAAATGCAATTCTTGAAGAGTTTGCGTCAGGTACCAGAGTCATTCAAAAAAACTTTCAATGGTTCTTATCTGACTTCGGAACTCTTACACCATTCGTTGACGGTATGACAATTTAATTACTGTCACATTCATTGCCCTATTTTTTGAAAATAGGGATTATAATTAATACATACATAGGAGTTCCCACCATGACAAAAACAGAAAGATTAATCAACAGAATCAAAGAGAAAGAGTCCTTTTACGATATTGCTTTCATATCAGAGGACTTTGAAACTTTTGAAATTGAACTTGCAGAGTGGGGAGTAGACCACGCAGGAGGAGTTGATTTTGATGACCCCGAAGTTGACCGTGACCAAATGGATGAATTTTTTGCTTCATTCGGTTGTACTCCAGACAATCCCCACCCATGTTCCAAATACGCATTAGGAGTTTAATCCTAATGCCATTACTACACATTGAACATCCAGAGGACACAATCTTAACAGGTGATCTATCCGTATTAGATGCGTTCACTACAGAGAATAATTACTCAGTTAAAATAGATGGTTCTCCCGCAGTCGTTTGGGGAATCAATCCAGCAAATGGTAAATTCTTCGTTGGTACGAAGTCCGTGTTTAATAAGAAGACCCCTAAGATTAACTACACGGTAGAGGACATATGCAGAAACCACCCACAGTTTGAATTACAGTCAATCCTGATTCGTTGCCTACACCATCTCCCCCACACAGACAAAATATATCAGGGTGACTTTATCGGTTATGGTGGTTACCGTGACTACAAACCAAATGCGATTAGTTACACACTGTCGGAGGTAACAACTGGAGCAATCGTAATTGCACCACATACAGTTTATGCAGGTGCTGACCTTAAGACCATGACACCGTACCCGCTTCGTGAGAAGTTGGAATATAAGGGCGTAGATTTCATTCAACCTGATGCGTGGATTAGTGATGTTGGTTCGACAATGGATATTGACTTTATGGTCGGGTTTGCCAAACAGATGGCAACACTGGTTGACTTTGCCACTGAGAAGGAAGCAAAGCAACTTAAGATTGATCTTAATGCGTACATTCGTGACGGTGATGAAATAGTTGCGGAGGAGTTCGCCAACTACCAGTTAGTTCGCTTATGGTGTTTGGTTGAGAACATAAAGACTGAGTATATGAAACTCATGCGGGATAACTTCAAGGTTGATTGCTTTCTGGGTAATGAATACGTAGAAGGTGAGGGATATGTAATGCACTCACGGTATGGACATTACAAGTTAGTCAACCGTCAGCAGTTCAGTTATTATAACTTCAACCTTGCCCGTTAGTTCGTGAATCAGCAGTTATATGGGGGTTGATGCCCCCGTATATAAAAACCGA